CCACACTCATGGCCACACTGGCCAATAAAGGCAGCCTGGCGCAGTGGCGTTGAAATGTCAAAGCGCTGGAAAGTCTCGTTAAGCGCATCGACCCACTCGGGGCCAATGTGCAGTTGCTGGAGCTGCTGACTATTGACCATTGACAATTCTCCTTACTTCTTCGTAGGCGCTGACGCAGGCGTTGAGCTTGGTGATGGCTTTGTCTCCTTCGGCTGCGAGGTCGATAAGAGTTGCAATAGTCTGTCGCTCAAGTTCGCTTTCATCGGGCTGGCTGGGTTGTGTATTTCCAGTGGCAATGGTGGCACTTGCATTGACTTGTGGACAACTTGGGGCTGGGAGGCGCAGCCGACCAGTCCTAGCAAGCTCATGCATAGCAGACTGCTTTTTCTTGACATCATCTTGGGCCTTTCTGAGTTTCGTTTCCTGATCTTGCAGTTTCTCGCCAAGCTCTTTCTCCTTGGCTCTGGCTTCATCATTCTTTTGGGCAATGGCAATCTTCATGTCATTGTCGCGCTCCAGCCACCCGTAGTGGTGGCCCACTCGGTATGTGCCAAATAATGAGACCAAGACACCAACAATGAGCCAGGGTAAGGGTATTGGTAACATTACTCTGCCTCTTCTCTGGCCTGCGCCAGCTGTTCGCGCTCATGGTCATCCTCAAGATGGTCCGGTGGCGTGTCTGGTGGTGGACCAGGTGTCCAAGACTCGTCTAGTTGTGGGTTGGTCCAAGTGGGCATGGCGCCAAATGGCTGGCTTGGGATGCCGTTGGTTGTGGCATTAAACCCGTGATTGTTGCTGTACCCATACTGCTGGCCATAGCCTTGCATGGGCTGGCACATGGGCTGCATGGATTGCTGGCCACCAAAAGCCTTGGCGGCAGTCCCCACAGCCTTCTTGCCCATCACCGCGCCAATTCCGCCAACAATCAAAAGCACAATGTCGTTCAGCATCTTTGTATAAGCCTGATCTATTGGGGCCATGGATTTTATGGGCTGAGTCACAAAGGTCACTGAGTACAAAAGCGCGACCACAATGAAGCAGAGAATGCAAGTCACCGCAATGACCACAAAGCCCCAAACCCTGACCTCGATCTCTTCAGTTGTTAGGTTTAACTTCATCAACTTTTTTCTCCAGTATGGGTGCGACCAGGTACTCTGGACATTGCTGAGTGAATAGACACTTTGGCTTCTGACACTCTGGGGCATGGAAATGGTCAGGATTCTGGCACTTGTATCGATAACGATCTTCGCAGCCAGTTAGCAGTAAAAGAAGCAATAAATATCTCATTTGCCTAATCCTATTCTACCCAGCAGTAGGTTAACGATCCGGTCCGATAAGTCATCTGGCAAAAATTTGAGGAAGCCAAGGGCGTATAAAGCCACACATCCGTAAACGAATATCTTGAGGCATAGGTCAAAGGTCTTCTGGTACTCATTCACCGACCGCACCTTCTTGTTGTCTCGCAGAATGTCATCAATTCATTCACGCCAATAAACACCAAGAACAAAACAAATGCGCAGCCGCCAATGATCATGGCCAGCTCATTCATTTCATCTTCTTTGGCTTTGGCTTCTTTCTCGGCCTTCTTTAATGCGCTCAATTCTTTGGCATCTGCTAGGTCCATCTCGGCCTGCCTAGCTTTAATCTTGTTCCAGACATCAATCTTGCCAGTCTGCATGAAAAGCATTTTTAGCTCTTCCTCAAATGCTCTGGCCTGTTCCAAGGCCATCTCGATCTGCAAGGCCGTTCCCATGTTTGAGCCTTTGCCGGACTGCTTGGCTTGCAGCATGGCCTTGGTGGCCACAGACTTGGCATCGAAAAGTTTGCCAATCATTGGAGCCAGCGATGAAAGGTCTTGGGCAACACCCGCTGCCTTTTTGACCATGCTGATGGCTGATTGAATACCCGCCAGGGCTGTGATTGGATCGATCATTTCTTTTCTACCTTTTTCCACTCAAGGCAAACAACCCTCCTATTGTAGACATCACCGGTCCATGACCACCTGATGCATCTATATTCGGCAACGGCTGCTAATAAGACTAGAGCATAAATCATGGCCAAAACAAAATGATGACAAAAAAGCACCAGGCAATGGTGGCGCTCAAAAGAGCCGCAGCAATCAATGCCACGGCCCAGTCTCTCATAGCCCGAAAATCTTCTTAACGAATTCGGCAGCCACCCCTGGGCCAAGCAGCACAGCAAGCATCACCGCATAAAGCAAGTACTCAATCTTTGTCATGCGTTTATCCCCATCCTTTAAAGATGAAGCAATGGCGCTGTATCGCTCGGCACAAATAGCTTCATGCACGGCAAGCCTTTTATCAACATCAGAGTCCATGATTACCCAATAGTAAGTTATGGATTTTGTACATTTTAAATACCAGAAGGCTCAACCCAATCAGGGTTATGTGGCCAATCAATACTTACTCTTGCATCGGAAACAGTCGATGGAAAGTCTCTTAGTGTCTGGCGATATGTTGCCCACTCAGTCTTCTTAGGAATGGTGCAATCAGCAATCTGAGTCCAATCACAAGCAAGCAATAAAGCATTGCGTGTGGCTCTCAGTTGAGACATTGCAGAATCCTTGGCTGCTTGGATTTCTTCAGCACTCATGTCAGCCACTTGAACGACAGAAACAAATGCACCATCGTCATAGGCAGAGCATGAAACCAACTTCTGAGTCAGACTGTCATGCGCTTTAAAGGCATTGACCTTCTTGGCATTGTTGGCAGTTAAGAATTCATCACTTGGGCCACTTGAGTTAAATGATGTATTGCTAAACAGTTCACGATAATCGCCAACTGTAATGGGGCTAGTTAAGATTGCAATTTGCATGATGTTCCTTAATATGGGCCTGTATCTGAAAATGCCGCAGTTGGCGGTGTGAAGTTTGCGGTGTATCTGGCAAAGCCTTTGGTAATGCGTAGGTCATCTATGTAGCCATTAAGAAAATAGGCATTTGTGGCATAGCCACCACCGCCAATTCCAGGCCGACCTGCACCACCACTTAAATAATTTGTTGAATCTGTTGCAGAACCTTGTTGTGTTCCATTAACAAAAAGTTTATTTGTTGTCCCACTTCTACAAACGGCAATGTGATACCAAGTTCCTGTGGCTAAAGTTGCGTAAAACAAATCACCCGAATTAACTTGATATGTAAGTGTTGCATTATCCATAAACAAGCATGGATATGCACCTTGCGTTGTTAGTGGCCTACCATCATAAATAAAATATGGGCCACCTGATACTGTATTTAAGTACAACCACAATTCGATTGTGAAATTTCCAGTACCAAAAGCATAAGAAACATTTGTACCCGCAGAATTACTAGCCAAATAATCACCAGTACCATCAAATGCCAAAGACCCTGTTCCATACTTCTTAACACTTGTAGAAATCTGTGCGTTACCCACAGTTTCTAAGTCGTTCATCATGGCGTTGTCAAAGATTGCTGCGTTGGTTGTGGATAGCAATAATACTGTTCCACTAATTGCAGTAAATGGTGTGGTAGGTGGTGTGAAAGTTGTTGTGTAAACAGCAGATGAAACTAAACGCACATTTGAAATGTAGCCTGTGCAGTTGTAAGCATTGTTTGGTCTAGCACCAATACCAATGTCAGCGTTGTTTCCTACTGTTGACGATGAAGTAATTGTGCCTCTAGAAACACCATTGATGTATAGCGTAACTGTTGAGCCACTTCTAACCAAAGCACCATGATGCCAACTATTTTTAACAATTACACCAGCAGATGTAGAAACCAGCCCAAGGTTTAAACCACCAAATTCAATGCTTCCATCTGCGGAATAATAGATTTGGAAATTGTTGCCTGTGTATGTTTGACCAATAGGCATAACGCCATCAATGGCTGAAAAATTTGCCCAATACTCAATTGTGAAATCACCTGCAAACTGATATGAACTAGAAGCAGGAGAAACCAAATAATCTCCACTACCATCAAAGTACCCTGACCCACCAATCACGCTTGTGGAGTAGGCGGTAGAAGTACCAAATGGGTTGAAACGTTGAACGCTTGGGTTGCCGTTTACTGTTAAAGCAAATGCGTTAGCTGATGAGTCCAAAAATCGGTTTGCTTGGCAAGCAAGTAGCCTTGTGTTTCCATCCGATGTGAATGGTGCAGTCGGTGTTGTCGTTACTGTTCTAACTGTGTTGGACACACGCACATTGGAAATGTAGCCAGTCGTAATGTAGCTGTTCCAGTCTTGCCCAATCGTTAAAGTTGTGTTTTGTGCGTTTGCCGAACTAGATACAGTTCCAATGGAAGTGCCGTTGACATACAAAGTTATTGTCGAGCCGTTATATGTAACCGCAACATAGTTCCATTGATTCCTTACTGGTGTGCCTGTTTGAATTGCATCGCTACCAATTTGAACCCACCAATTACCACCTTCAATTCCTAAAGAAAAACGCCCTGCTGTACCTGATGTGCCTTGAGCCACAAACTTTTGATTGTTTCCAGAGCCAGTTACAAAAGCAAAACATTCAACAGTAAATGAGCCAGTCGGAATTATTTGACTTGACGATGTTGTTAAATAATCACCAGACCCATCAAAGTAATTAGACCAATTAGACCCATAAGGCGAGAAAGAACCTTGGGTTGTATTGCCATTGCGGGTAATCGTGAAATTGTTTGTACTGCTATCTAGGAATGTATTGTTCTGTGCGCCATTAGTCCCATCGCCATGCAAGAGCATAGTGACGTAATTAAACTGTGCATCTGGCCCTGCGCCAGAGACTGCTGCTGTTTTAGATGCTGCAAACATTTATCAGTCCTTATGGTGTGTAGTTCTGACCAACTGTAACGCCATACCAGTTTGTGCCATCAGCAAAGAAAGAATAAATATCTTGTCTGCTTGCAGTGGCTGTGATTGTTGGGTTTGTACCGCCAGGCCACTTAACTGTTGACCAAGTGACTGTGCGTGAGCCTGTTCCATCTTGCTTCAAGAACATAATGAAAGACTTGCCACTTGTTGCCGTTGGCATTGTGATAGTCGCATTGCCTGTCAGGGTAATGATTTGGACTGTGCCGTTGGCTAAATCAATAGTAATAGCTGTAGAACTATTGGCTGTAAATGGAGTCTCTACATAGTTGGTGACAGTTGGGTTTGTCAGGGTCTTGTTAGTAAGCGTCTGTGTATCTGTAGTCCCGACAACAGTACCTGATGGTGCCGTTGTGCCTGCCCAGGTAGTTAAGTTGGCAGCATAGGCTTGTACGTTAGTGCCAATGGCCAGACCTAAGTTTGTCCTGGCTGTAGATGTACTCGCAACATCAGACAAGTTGTTTGCAGCGGAAAGAAAGCTGCCGCCAGACACATAGGCAGCTACCCATGCGCTACCCGTGTAGAGTTTCATAACAGCATTAGCGCTATCAAAATACAAAGCGCCAGCAACCAATGCATTGCCATCATTGTCAACGGATGGGTCGCTTGTCTTTGCACCCAGGTAGCGGTCATCAAATGAATCGTATGCGGCCAGTGTTGCGTCGCGTGCTGACTCTGCAGCAGTCTGTGCTGTTGCTGCATTTGTTGCCGAGGTAGATGCGTTTGATGCTTGTGTGCTTGCAGTTGACGCGCTACTAGAAGCAGCAGATGCAGAGCTGGAAGCAGCAGACGCACTGGTCGAGGCAGCCGAGGCAGATGTCGCTGCGTTTGTTGCACTTGTGCTGGCAGCAGCTGCGTCAACAAGCAGTGTCCACTTAGCAGAGTCAGTGTTGGTGCCAATTGGTAGCGAGCCGCTCGAAGTGTGCTGGACTGTTGCTTGCCAGATATTATTGTTGGTCGTGTCCTTAATGATGTCTCGGACGTAGTACAACGTGGTTGCGGCCCAGTTGCCACGGTTGGTGCCCAGGGTGTCAGCAATGGCTGGGTTGCCGTTAGCATCAAAGCCTAGCGCCTTGTTGGCACGCAAGCTTGCCCGTGGCAACGTCATGTTGATTGACGTAGGGTCAGTCTGTGGTGCGCTCAATGCACGCTGCAAACCTTCGGCATTCTGTTGCGCAAAGATAGTCTGCTGATCCATCTCATCATTGACCGTGTTAGCAAAGAAGTCGCCACCAGTTACAAAGTCTGTGGTGCGCTGTATGTTTCTGTTGCCCACAATAGCAATTTGTGTCGCACCAGTTGGTGCAGCCACCAGGGTGATTGAGCCTGTGCCGTTTGACGCAATGGTTACCGTGTAGTCGGTGGTCAACGTCAGCAGCGTGTCGTCTTTAAAAACAGCAATGTCAGTGTTTGCCAGAATCTCAAAGGTGAACGCATACGGGCCAGTGCCACTGGCCGAGTAAACAACTCGACGGGTTACGTTGGAAATTGTAATCGGCATAACTCAATCCTTCCTAATGGAAATTGTACGATTTTTCTAAGGTTTGTAATAGAGGCCATTGGCCTTGCGCAGCTCAACCATTTCAGCAATTCTTGCCTGCAGCGCAGGGTCTTCTTGCTTGAGCTGGCCTTGAGCTGCCTGCATGTATTTACTGTGAACAGACTGCACTGTCTTCTGTTGGTCATCTAATGACAACATTGTGAAACCAGGCGACAGCATGACATCCATGATGCCTTGCTTAGATGGCAGCTCTTTGCCGTAGATTGTGAGCAATCGGTTGTATTGCTCAGCCGTCATCTCGACACCGTCAATCTTTTTGTCAGGCATGCCAACGGGTGAGCCAATGCGCACCAGGGCATCATCAACCAGGCTGAACTGGGCAGGACTTACACGGGTCGGCAGCACCAGCTCCATGGGGTTGCCACGGCTTGTCAGCACTGGGTCACCCCAAAGGTTTAATGCCTCTGGCAGATCCGAGTTGAAGTAGGGCAGGCGTGCTTTGTATTTGTTAAACGCTTCAACAAACCCACGCACACCCATCGGCAGCTCAGGATCTGCGCGTGTGTCTTTCCTGGTTGGATCAGACAGACGCGATATACCAGCCACCAAAGAGCTGTAAACGCCAGCCGGTGAGCCGCCTATGACGAAGCCACCAAACTGTTTGACCAGGCCATCGACAATCTTCTTGCCATCAACAGCGCCTTGCTGGTTGGTGCCGATCAGCTTGGCCACGTCAGCCACACCCTGCAGATAGGGCTGCTCTTTGATGTATTCGTACAGGCCATAGGTCGCGCCCAGAAACACCTCTTCCACTTTGCTGGCATCGGGCTCGTACTTGGCATATTCAGCGTAGTCGGCAGCAATGGCCATCAAAGCGGAGACTGGCTCCATGCCCTGGTAGCTGTAGTAAGTGTCGCCAACTTTGATGGAGTAGGGCATCCAGCCGTCACGCATTAAAGCCTCACGGTCTGCTTGGCGCTCAGGGCCGCGACCAGTGATCTGACCCTCTGCTGCCAAGGCTGCGTAGGTGGCCACAAAGGCCGATCCCAGCGTGACTTTGGCCAAAGCCATGTCGCGGTAGATGCCCCCCTTGGCGACCTCTTCACGCCACTGTGATGACAGCGGGGCAAAGGGTGTGCGCTCAAGTACTTGCAGGCCGATGTTGGCTGGTGTCTTAAAGAATGGCACCACAATTTTTAGCAATGGGTGGCTGAACACCTCTTGCAAAGCTTTTAGCGCTGGTGGCAGCTCAGCAGTAAATGTGCCTTTTTGGGCAAACAGCATGGCCGCTTCGTCCAGATCTCGCGGTGGGTTCATAAACAAACCCTCAACTTCAAGGGATGCTTTAGCCATAGCATCTGTCTCAGACAAGCCGGACTCAACGCCTTCGCGGTAGACAACCTTACCCCTGCGTGTGATCTGGGTGTTCAGCTCCATGCGGTACAGCACACCCTTGAAGAACTCATCTTCTGTTAGCAGCGCTCGACCAGGAATGGTTACCGCTGTGCCGTAGTAATCTATGGCCTTGGCAAACCACTTGTCTTGCTCGATGCCAAAAGCGCCAGAGCTGATCGTGGGTTCATTACCACCACGCTGCATCTCAATCTTGCTCATCAGATCACTGGGCGCGTTGTTCTTCCAGGCAGTGCTGGCCAGCTGCATGCCCTCAACAATGCCATTGCGCAAAGACTGCACCATGGTCAAAGCTTCGTCCATGCCAATCTTCTCAGCCTCAGTGCCTGGCACTAATGCCCTAAAACTTCGCACACCAGGTGGCAGCACGTTGCCGTACATGGCCGCCACCATACGCTCTGGTATTTGATAGGCACCAAACAGTGTATTGGACACAATGTTTTTGGCATGCGATACACCCGAAGACAACAGCCCGTTGATATAGGTGGTAAACCAGACATCCTTTAAGCCCGACATCATTGACTTTTCAATCATGGCATTCTGGGCAGCGCGAGACTCCAGCGACAAGTAGCTTTTGGCCATGTCTTGCAAGGCACCTTCACCACCATACTCATCCAAGACTTGACGAATGACCTGGGCGTTGCCGTCGCGGGGTATGCGAAACACTGCTAAAGATCGAGCTGTCTCGGTCTGAATACCCTTGACACCCTTTTGGATCAGGCCATGAAATGCCACTTGCTGACGCAGCATGAGCTTGTCAGCGTCGGTGGCCATGCCAGAGTTGACCAGCTTGAACAGCTTGTCTAGCTCCTTGGCGCTCGACTCCAGAACTTCCAAAGCTTTATAGGTCTCGACAGCGTTGGCCATCATCTTGCCGTCAGCGCCAATCAACCTAGTTAAAAACGATTCGCCAATGCCGGACTCCGCAGCCTTGGCTTTGATCTCATCAAACGTCACAGCCTTGGTTCTGATGTTCAGTGCATCGGCCACACCAGCCACTATGCCGGCAGCGTCCTCGGTCTGGTAGCGTGACAAGTTAAAAGGCTCATCAGGTGAACCACCGGGTTTACCCTGAGTAATCCCAAATGTTTGTCTGCGACTGACAGCTGCACCGACAGTGTCTGTCAGTGTTTGATCTGCTTCTGGGATGAGTTTGTAACGGCCAGCCTTTGACGCTTCTGGCAGCGTGCCTTCGGCTGCACGCGCAGCTTCTGGCACCAGGTTGCGCTCGGCTTTGGTGCCTTGGCGTGTAACCAGTTTGCGAATGGCTGCATCCATGGGGCCAGCAACCTGGATGCCTTCAGTCATGCTGGGTGTACCAGGCTTGTCAGCGGTAAGAATCTCGGTGTCCATTTGTGCCGGGTCGGCAGGCATGGGTTCCAGCTTGGTTGGATCGGCTGGTGCTGCAGCTGCTGCAGCGGCAGGCAAGATGCTGCTTAGGCGTTGATCAAGTGGTTGAATGGCCATCACTTAGCTCCAGACTGCGGAGCGCGACGGCCCCCGGTTACTTGTTTGCTTGTTCCTGAGTCTTCTTGACTGAGCCGGTCAGATATAAGCCCTCTAGACTTTGGCTTGACTTCCCGGCTTGTATTTGGTTGCGCAACATTTGCACCGCTGGGTGATTGCTGCCCAGGCGCTGTTCCCGTTCCTTCAACATTTCTTCCAAGGTAAGCATCGTAGTCACTCCTAAAATAGACTTTGGTGTCGTACCACAGCACTCTGGCATCTGATACGTTTCCATTATCAATTATATCTGTAACTACTTTATCAAACAACCTTTGTTTTTCAGCCATTATTGCGGCCCTGTTGCCCACGGTATACGCATCATCAAACTCAGGGATATATTGGAAACGCAAGCCATTTAGCCCTGCAGTCTCTGCACCACCAGACTTTGCCTGCACGTTGATGCGGTCGCCAAACCTCATGTCTGTCACATAGGTAAACCCATCAACGCCATATTCCCGCAGCTTGGCCGTAACTGCAGCCATTTCGGCTGGGGTAATTTTTTGTTTAAAATAGATTTCAACGCCTGGTCTGCTGTTGGGGCCGGTGCCGCTGTTCATAACCTTGGAAATAAACACAGCGTCTTGGTCGTAGGACTTGCCTTGCTCAACCAAGCGACGCTCAAGCGCAGCAGGGTTAAAGTCCTGTCTGGCCACAAACTCAGCATTCAAAGCTCGCTCGGTCTGGCCCATAAATGAGCCGTATGTGTTAGCCAGGTTGTATGTAACCACGCTCTTATCGTTGCGCACAACATCATCAAACTCCGCGGCCAACTCGGCTTGCGCGTAATTGCTCATGGGTTTACCAGGGCGCTCACCAGATACACCCAGGGCATACCGATCAACATTGGCCTTGGATGCCATCAGCTCTTTTCGCATGGCCTCTTTGTTTGCAAGATCCTGTTCCCGCAATGGACTGACTCGGTACTCATACGCTTGTTCGCCCATAACCGTTTCACCCTTTCGCCTGCCGGGCGGCTGGAATGATGCGTTGATACCTTTGCGTAATTCATTTACTCTTGACTGATCTGTGGCACCAGCAAGAGACATTTCATAATCAAGCGAGCCACCTTCACCGGCTTTGGTTGTCCAGTTGTTGTTTGTCCACTTTTCTTTTTCAATAAACCAGGCAACTGCTTGCAGATCATCTGGGCCAAGATCTCCAATGTCTGGAGCAACATTTTTAATAATCCCGCTTTTGTTTATTTCGTCTGCTGCTTCTCGGAATACGTCTTGGCCAAAACCAAACTCGCCACTAACTTTTGGATCAAATAAAGTTGAACCTTTAGAGTGAGCGCCACCCACACCTTTTTCTGCTGGCGGTGGGATCCTTGGCAAGTCAGCTAATCTGCGCAGCATCCTGGCTGCCCAGACATCAATGGTTGCCTCACTAGTCAAGCCAATTAAATTGCCTGTAAAGTTTGGTGTTTTTGGTGAATCACCAGCTTTGATTGTGCGGAACATGTCAAGCAAAGCGCCCATGGTTGCCGGGCTGTTTGTATTAAACAGTTTGCCGGCATCACTCTTGATCAATTCAAAATCACCGGCTTTGTCTAAAGCTGTCAAAGTTTCGGGATCTACTGGCTGACCTTTGGCAATCCTTTGCTCAAGTGCTGCTAGCGTTTGATCGTAATCACCTCGGCTAAATTTAGTGAGAACTGTTACAGCGTTTTTAAAGTTTTGGCGAACGTCTGTTTGTGCTGAGGTTGTACCCAGGACATCTGCAAACACATCACCAATGCCGCCAAACTCAGAGCGCAATCTGTCGCGCATAGTCCTGTACCAGCTGGCTTCTGCCAAGATATCCAGCGCAGCCTTATCTCCGGCACCCGCACGGTCAACAACGGTCTGCACTTCATCTAAAACACGCGACGACATTGTTGCTTGCCATGCTTCAACTGGCACATCTGCTGGCGGTGTATGGAAGTCATACGGTATTGCTTTTGGCTCAACTTCGACTTTTATGTATTTGCCTGCTTTGTCAAATTTTGGCTGTACTTTATTGATTTCAATTGGGGCCCAGCCATCAGCCTCTAGATAGTTTGATTTAAGGTTTGTTGCCACATCAGTGGCTTCTTGCTTAACACCTTGTTTGCGGCCAGCACCGCTGCTGATAATTGCTTTTTCTTGTCGGTTTAAAACTGGGGCTTGCATGCTGCCTGGGCCAGACTCAACAATGCCTAAACCTCGGGCAGGCATGCCGCTTTTTTCCAGCGCATTCATGGTCATCTCGGCTGCTTTTGGAATTAGTGGCTTGGCAGCTTTAACGGTGCTGGCCACACCAGGCACCAAGCCTATGACCGCACCACCAGCCTGCATTGCAGCTGTGCCGTAGTTGCCTTGCTGCGCAGATGTGATTGCATCCTCTCCCATGCGCACAGATTCCTGTGTTTGCAATCCAGTGCCTAGAAAGGGCACAACGTCTGCAAAACCAAGGTTTAAAGGTAGGTTGCTACTAGGGCCGCCTAAAAGGGTTTGCGCGTTCTGACGGGCTTTAAATCGATCCACGCCCATGCCTTCAAAACCAGCCTGTAAAAAGCTGGCTAAGCGCTCGCGCACCGTAGGGTCGTACTCTTTCATCGTGTCAGGCGAGCGTCCACTGTAAGCACTGTCCGGTAAACCCCTAGATCCGACCTCGGCTACCAAGATGTCGCCAGGCCGCTGGCCGGGTGCCATTGGTCTGTCAGGCTCCATCGGTTCTGTTGGAAACTGTACTGCGGTCAAAGCCGACAAATATTTGTTTTCAATTGCATTGAAGGCCATTACAGATTCCCTTCTGCCTGGTCAAGCAGACGCTTAATTTGTGTGATTTCTTGTGGCTTGAGCTTTTTGCTCTGCTCTAAAGCAGGCAGGGTATCGCGTGTGATCTTGCCCCCAGCCTTCTTTTCCCAGACGGTCTCAAGCGTGCGCTGGGCAGCCTTGGCCTGCTCAGTGTTCCGGCTGGTTTCAACCTCTTTTGAGATCTGGTCAAGAATTGCCTTGGGCTGCAAGAACTTGCCTTCGGCTGTGGCTTGTGACTGGATTGCCTGAGCCTTTGACTTGAGCTGCTGCAGGCGTTGGAACTCTTGCCCCTTTGGGTCGATGATAGTGACGGCACCAGGCGTGGTTGGAATGCCAGCCAATCTGGCCAGCCCCGTATTCAGCTCTTGCCCGTCGCGTCGGTCTTCGCCCATGAAGAACTTAAGCGCTCCAACTTTTTGCTTGGCGTTTAATGTGTTGTTGCCCATAATTTGCTCAGGGCTGGTCACGGTGCCATTGAAGATGCCGTTCAATATGTTGAACTCAGCAAGCGGGTTGCCCTCTTTGCTGGGTTCTAGCAAGTCTTTAAGTACACCTAGCGGCACAGCCTCTGGTGATCTTCTTGCAAGTGCTGCAATATCGTTGGCAAATTGTTTGCGCGTTGGGCTGCCTTCTGGGGCTGCAACAGCCTTCTCATACAGCGGCACAAACTCTAGGACGGCTGCACGTTTGTCAGCTGCAATCTTCGTGTTGATGGCCGAGTTACGCGCATTGACAGCCACCATGTAATTGGCAGAAACTTTTTCTATGCTGCCATAGTCTGACACCAACATGCCCTTGACCAAGTCGCTCATCCGGCCCACATTGCCAACTTGAATGTTTTTAAGTGTGGCCTCGGTGTCGGCCATTGCCGTCTCGTCTGTAAGAAGAAACTTAGTTACAGCATTGATCTTGGCTCCTTTAAGAGCTGCTTCAAACTTGTCGCTGTATTGTTTTTGTACTTGAACATCACCGAGGAGCAAAGCACTGGTGGTAATTGTTGACCGATACACATCAGCCAAATCCTCAATGCTGCGCTTTTGCTGTGTCTTTGGATCAACCCAGAAACCTTGCGACACAGCTGCTTCGAGCAATCGTGTGCTGTTGTCAAAGTCAGCATCAAACTTAGCCAGGCGCTGCGCTTTCTCTCGCTTCATCTCAAACTCAGCTGCCTTGGCCAGCACGGTGTTGCCCATGGTGGCACTGGTGGCTCTAAACTTAAGTGAAGCTTCTGGGTCAATCTGGGACAAGCTGCGGCTAAATCCATCCATCATGGTGGTCAGCTTGTTTTGCACTTGCTCGGTAGTAGCCTTACCCATTTCCACTGCGGTAAGCATGCCGGTCATCTGGCTTCGAGCTTCCATCTCAAACGTACTGGACAGCTCAAATGATCTGGCTTTGCGCACCGCCTGGTCAAAAATGTTCAGAGCGCCACCAGACTTCATTGCGCCCAGGTCGCCCATCTTTGCCGCCTGCAGCTGCTCATCCGTCAGAGGGTTGTCGGCAGCGTACTGCAACCCAGCCTCGCTGGCTGCCGTCTTGGCAATGCCAAACAGCTGGTTGCTTAGTCGATCCAAAGTCTGAGCCACAGTACCTTGGTATTGAGCTGCAGCCTTTAGGCCCACATAGTCAACTTGCGGTGCATTGACCGTTGGCAATACAGCACCAGGGATGCCTGCTGCTTCGACTCTGCCGGACTGAAGGAGTGGTAGGTCTGCCATGGTTTAACTTGTAAATGGGTTTCTAACAGTCTGAGCAAAGTTCAGACCACCTTGCAGTAGTGTTGCACCTGAGAGTACGCCACCACTTTCCACAGCGTATTTGCCGGCCAAACGCATCTGGCTGGCTTGAGCTTCTGCTGCACTCATTGTCAATTCAGCCTGTTCTTTAGATGCCAAGATCATTGCCCCAGCATCCTCGAACCCTAAGATTCGAGCTGTCAATGCATTAAGGTTTGACATGCCTACGTCGCGGTAAGTAGCCCCCACGTTGGCAAGCTGGACACCAGCAGCAGAGCCTTCGTTGTACACAATGCCATTGGCTGCAGCACGGGCACGCACAGCCGCATTAGAGCGCTCCATGCCTCGCAGCAGGGTGTTGCCTTGAATTGTGTAATTAAGCGCCTGGCGCTCGGCAGAGAGCAGCTTGCGACCAGCCTGGATAGCCGCATACTTTTGATCCTGATCAGTACGAAGCTGTGCCAAACGTAATGTGTCTAGAGCCTGTACCTCGTACAAACCCTGCTGATATATGGCAGCAGTCTTTTGAGCGCCAGCTGCTGTAATGGCCGAAGCAAATTGCAAGTATGGGGCGGCTGCATTTAGACCAGTTTGCAAACCGGTGAATGCTGAACTAGCCACGCTTGCTACTTTGCTTCCAGCATTGATAATGCTGGCCCAGTCAGTGCTATTAAAACTAGTGTCAAACACCCCACCTGCGTTTGTGAAAGCCGTGTCCCAAGAAGAAATTCCAGACTGGACATTCTCTCCAAGAAACGCACCATCAGTAAAAGTAAAGCCTTCTCCCATCATGTACCTCCAGTCACTGCGATCTTGTACTCAAGACCAAGCAGGGTCATCTTGAGCGGCAAGCTCTGTGAAATTTCTATACTTGCTTCACGGCTGTAACCAAGTACGCCATTGACGCGCTTGCTGCCAGTAAAGGTAGGCTCAGGCAAATCTAACAATGCATTGTCAAATGTGCGAAAAGGCACAGGGTTTTGATTTAGCGCCAAGTGCTGCGTGTTGTCTACCAAAGCATTGATCTCGACAATGCGCTTTTTAAAACCAATCCTGGTGCCTGTTTGCAACTTGACCTCTACCGGCATGGTCTTAGCAAACACGGTAAACGGCAGGCCGACCTCATAACTGGTCGTAGACTCGCGGTCAAAAGTAACAGCTCCACCGCCACTCACAGTCTCGTTGCCCTGCGGCACGCCATCGCAAATCACATTAAGTGACTTGCCGATGTGCGGAAGTCCAGATCCGACACCGCCTGCAGAGCCGCCAATAAATGCGCAATCAGTAAACCGATCAAAGCTAAAAAGCTCTACAAAAAATTTGTTTGTACTGTTAAATGTGCGTCTTACAACCGCATAGATGTCGGTCACATCGACGCTGACATCCTTAAATAATCCATCAGTAATAAACTCGGACGGCGCCGTGATCTGCTGCGAACGCATAATGCTGAAAGCAGCCATTGTGCCGTCGGTGTCATTGACCATCAGGAGCAGATCGCCTTCGTCTGTGCTGGTTGCACGGCGCAAAGCCATCCTAGTCGGTGATTTGAGCAGGTGACCAGACAGCAATGAGATGCGCTGCGTCACATACGTCAGCTGCGTGTCAGAGAATAAGAACTCATTGATTGATTTGCCCTGGCGCTGAATGTAAACCGTGCCAGACTCCAGAGATTGCACGCGGGTTCCGCTCTTGGTTCCGTTGCGGCTCACGCCCTTAAATGTTAGCGTCAGCGGTGTGATCGGTTCTGTACCAGCCTGCGGCACATAGAACTCAGCGCCCGTTGTAAACACTTGTAAATCACGGCCAGAGATCATGTCCACAATCACGTTGAGTGAACTGGTGTCCAGAGTCGCCTCAACAGCATCGTCATCAAATGCCTCGGTTGGCAAAAACGCATCAAAGATGCCGATCTTGCTGCCCCAGATAGTGCTGGGCCTAGACTTGCTGCCGCCAAAGTACAGGCGGCCTTCGTGGAATGTCACTGTGCGCGGCCAGCCTTTCGTGCTTGACCATGCATCCTCGTATCCATGTTCAATTTCCCATCGCGTCGCGCCAATTGCTGCGGAGCTAAAGAACGGGTACTCAGTCACGGCCTCAACCACCGTGGCAGAAACATACCGCACAATGCGGGCGCGGCCCTGGGGTTGCGCGTTGATGTACTGGTTGACCGATTCAGTTGTAAAGCTGTTGATGCTGTATGTGCTGGTGCTGTCGGGCGTTGTCGTCCAGACCCTGTCAACGGTGGCCACCTTGGTCGAGCCAACATAGTCCTCAATAATTCGAATCTGGCCGGTGCCGGTGCCACCAGTGATGGTGATATACAGGCCGTTGTAGTAATCGTCTGTAGAGCTGGATGCCGACTTGAGGGTAATTGTGGTACTAGCTCCAGCTTGGGCCGTGCCGGTGTCGTGTTTGGAACTGGTGGTGGTCAGCGTGATATTTCCGCTAACAGCTGACGGGGTCAGCGTTTCTGAGTTGTTGGTGTGCGAGTCTAAATTAAAAGCGTACTTAGGGACGTTGTCAAATATGACTGTGCTTATTGTCCAGCTCGCATCAGAACCACCACGCACTAGTTTGGCAGGAGCCAAGTCAGGATGAACGATAAACATAGTGTCAGCCGACTGAGTCCAATTGAGCTGGTTGAGCATTGCGCTGGTAATGCTAGTCGTCAGGTATGGGTTGGCACCACCGTTAATGGCTGTGATCTGCACGCCGTCTTTGAATACATACATGCGTTCGTTAACAAAGCAAAGCATGTAGCTGTCGTCAACACTAAACTCAAACGGCACTAGGCGAACGCCATCAGCTGCCGAGCTTGGCAGCTCAGCGATATGCTTTAGACCAGGACGGCGTCGAATGCCACCTTGTGGCTGCACTAGCACATTGGTGGCCTTGGCCAGCGCGTTGTTGTACTGAGCCAAATCAATGCGCGAACGCAGCAAGGGGTCAAGCTCACCAGTGCTGAAGTTGGTTTGGATGTCAACAAAGCGTGGCATCAGCCCCTCACTGCGATAAGGCTGAAGTCTTCAATCACGCGAGTAGGCGTGCCCTGGCCATCAATATTCATGGCTGTACGCATGTAGCCACCACGGCCATTTTCAGCAGGGCCGCCAACAGCAACGCCTTGCCAGTACCCAGCACGGTCGCTTTGCTCGGTGATCGGCATGGCCAAGTGCCAAGCCATCATGTACTTGAGAAGCTGAACAAAGTATTGCGGCATTGCAAACTCGCCTAAGCTGTACTGGTAGTCCAGGTAAACAGCAGGCAAATTTGTAAGCAGCTTGTCGCCCTGGATTTCCCAGTCTTTGTTTGGGTAGGAGTTTTGCGCTGCGCTTGCGTAGGCTGCACGAACGGTGCCGAGCCGATCACCTGGCAGCTGATACTCATAGCGCCAGATTGAATTTGGGGTGGTAATCAGCTGAGCCAGCTGAACCTTTTTGGTGTTGAATGTCCACGGGTAAGTGGTCAACACTGAGTCACGAATGTCAGGGTATAGGCGGTCGCATACGCTGGCCGCATCGGTGCCATCATTAAATGACGTGATTGACTTTGCACCCAGCATCAGCAGGGCATCAGAGCAGATTGAAACTCCAGTATCGCCAGCAGCCATGTGAACCTCTCAATGTAAGAAGGGCCAACCTCCGAATGATCAGAAGTTGGCCCGTCGTTTTACCTGATCCGATTAGTCGGTATCAGTTGCAGTTACGGTCACACCGTCAGTGATATCAACCACGCCAGAGGCGTTGCTGACCACATAAGCGGTGGACATTACTGGAGTGCCACCCGTTGCCGAGTAGCAGAAAATCAGGTCACCAACTTTGAGAATTGATGAAACTGAATCAAAGTACCCAGACGCACGAATCACCGACTGTGCGTCAGTAGATGCGTAAGTGTAGATGGCAGGTGCATTACCAGCTTTTGACTGGCCGCCAACGGTATTAAAACCAGCAGATGAGAAAGCCATTTTGTGACCCTCCTATTAAGCTGCAGCCGCTGTATCGCGTGCAGTGATTTTGACGATACCCTCAGCATCGATCGCTATGGCACCAGCAGAGAACAAAGCATTCACAAGGTAGCTTGTTTTCTCAGGGACATAGTTAATTTCGGTGCGAGGAGCAATGCCTTCTGCGTAGCCAATGGCATCGCGGTGGAAGGCAAACAGGGTGCGGTCGCTAGAACCGTCGATGGGCAAGCCACCTTCAGTGCGATCACCCAACACATGGAACGTAAAGCCCATGAACTGGTTGATCTCGCCTTGAACCAACGCCTTAACGGTGTTGAAGTCCGAGCTGGTTACCGAAGTCTGCTCCAACATCGATGCCAAAGAGTTGGCATGAATGATGATGTTGCGGCCATCGGAAGGCACGTTCTTGGTGTTCAAGATTTTCGCAGCTTCGCGCAGCTTGGAAATATTCATGTTGGTGTTTGAACCACCAATTGAATTTGCCACGGTGCCGGTGCCAGATGCAGCAATAAGCGCATCCAAGATCAACTGATCTTGACGACGGCCAATCGCATTGCCAACCACTTGCACAAGCTCTGAACGCTCGTCAAAGTTGACCTTCTGCTGAGAGAAGATGTCCGAATACTCAGCAGCGTTGAAATCACTCATCGTGCAAGTAACGGTTGAAAATCCGACATTCATCGGGGTGACATCAGTCTGAGAAACGCGAGCAGTAGCTACGCCTCGACCGACTTTAGGGAATTTAACAGTGGAGCCTTCGACACCACGACGCTGACGTACAGCACCTACCAGCATTGCTTTGCCTTGGTAAGCCTGCTTGACCTCTGCGTCGAATAGCGTCACAAAGGCGTTTGATAGAGAAACGCTCATTTGATTTACCTCATTCGGTTGTTGATCAGGGTTTGTCGCGACGGTTAGCCTTTTGCGAGGGCCGAAAGCTTGCTGTTTACGTCAGCCATTCGTCAGTATCCACTGCGGTAAGGGCCAGTTGCCTGGTATGCCTTGTGCGCGATTGTATGAGTATTTGTACAAAATGCAAATGGTACTTAACAAATAAAAAAAGACCCAGCCGAAGCTGGGTCAAAATGGCAACTACAGGGAGATCAGGAAAGATGCTGCTGGAACATTCGCTCCACCTTTTGGCGGTACGCAGCATCGGTTTTGTATTTGGGATCACCAACCATTTGGTAAAGCTCTTCCTTACTGGGAGCGCCTTCCATGGGGGCAACTTCAATTGGCACTCGGCCTTCATAGGCAGAGCGAACTTTCATCAAAGCGCTCAGACCTTTGGCTGTACCGCCCATAATCTTGAACTCTTCAAAGTCGTCTTTGCTCCACACGCCCTTGTTTACCAAGCCACGCGCCCAGTCCACCATGCCATTTACCACAGCGTTGGCATTGGGGCCGAGAGACTTCATCTCTGCTTGTGTGTCTATGGGTGGGCCGGCCATGTCATCGGCCATCTGGTTGACGTTCTGTGCCAACTCATCAAAAGCCGCCTGGCTTATGCCGTACTTTTGTGCCCAGCCAACATAGGTTTTGGCCAGTGGGTCGTTTTCAACGTCTTGTGTTTTAAATACGCTGGTGTCGTATTTGCCATCTTCTGGGGCTTTGTGCTTGCCCTGGCTGACCACTTTGCGTAGATCGCCATAAGACTTGGCCATAGCTTCGAGGTTAGCTTCACCCTTGTCCTGGTTCCAGAAGTTCTCCGGCAGCCAGTCTGGGCGATCTTTTGGCGTGCCAGGACTACCTGGTGTCAGCTCTGTTGCTGTACTTGCCTTGTGGTTAATCTCAACAGCTTGTGAGTTTTCTGCCTTACTTTCGTCTGCCACCTGGACACTATCGAGTAAGCCAGTGCTGGGCTCGACATTGGTTTCGGTTTCTTGGGTCATAGTTTCCTTGCTTGATTGATCCGCGCCTCGATGTCCCGAACCACGTTTCTCTGCCCTTCAGCAAAGAAAGCATGGGCCGGGTCTGTGCCTGGCACGGCTATAGGCACATTCACATACACATCTCGCAGCCACTGCAGCAGCTTTTGGCCTTCTTCAGAGCCAAAGACACGCAGGGTTAACCGCGCCAAGTCATCTCGTTGCTGAGTAACTTCGCGTATGTCTGGTGTTTGGCCAATGGCATCTAGTTCGTCCCAGCTCATGCTGGAGCTCCCATCGGTGCCGGCAGTGCTGGTTGACCAGGCGGTGCCATGCCTTGCTGCTGCATGGCCATCTGAGCTGCCATGGCCTGAGCTTGCTGGGCTTGTTGCTGCTCAATGGCAAACCCACGTTCTGCAGCGCTGTTGCGCAGGGATGCAGGCACACCCAGCTTGTCGCCCAGGTAGTCAATCATGTCGCCAAACTTGACGGCCACCTGTCCCTCGGCACCCATCTGCTGAGTGATCTGGGCGAACTGCAAAGCTGCGTTAACTTCATCCATTGCTTGAGCATTGGCCAGTGGTGAAGTTGGGGAGACCTTAACCTCTAGTCCATTAACACGCAGTGGCAAGTCAATCAAGCCTCGCTCATCCATGACTTCCAGGATCTTGGTCACCACAGGGATCATGGTCTCGTTGATCAGTCGGCCAAATGCGCTGCCCAGGTTCTGAGACAGCTCCTTCATGCGCTCAACAATCTCTGTGGCAGAACGGGCGCTCATGTTCTCTGGTGGCAATGATTCGTCTAGCAATATGCGTTTGACGTTTCCGCGCAGATCGTTGATCACCAGCTGCGACACGTTGAAGTCGCCAGAGCGGGGCAGGGCCATGAGCGATGGGCCTTGTGGGCCACCATTACGGGCCACAGGAATAATCCCACCAGGAACAATCTTGACCGTGTTAGGGTTAAGCACGCCATCGTCTGCAGCCGTATACACGCCAGAGACTGCAAGTGATGCGTTCTTAAGTAACAGTTCGATGGTCTTGTTTAGCGTCTTGATGTCCGGCAGGGCAGTCATCAACGGGCCACGGCCATAGATCTCACCGGCCACCTTCATGTAGCGCGAGATCACCCAGGGTGAGACCTTGCGTCTACGGTAGACCAGCTCGGCCTTGCTGTGCTTGTCAATGACGTGGTAGCAGTAGTCACCACGGTTTGCGTCATAGATGGTTGCCTCAAGCAGCTCAATGTCATCTGTTGGCTTTTCACCAATGCGACGCTGCATCTCTTCTGGTATTTGTGCATCAGGCCATTGGCGTTGAATGCTCTCACCCTTTAAGCGCATGCGTCTGTAGACGTTGTCCACTTGGCCATTCGCGCCTTCTTCGTAGCTGACCAGGAACAATGGCACGGGGATAAAGTTAAGCGGGTTGGTATCGTCACCAGGCTGCACCATCATGCAAGACGTGCCCACTGCCAGGTCAAGTAAGAACTCACCCATGGCAATGTCAAAGTTGGACTGACGAAGCAGCGCAAACATCTTCTCGCCATACAACTCAAGGATGGCCTGGGCCTGTGGCTTGCGATCCATGGGAATATCAAGACCAGGCTCAAGACGGCACCAGCGACGCTGCGGTGGAAAAACTACAGACTGCAATCTGTTCGCAAACCTTTGGGTGCTATTGATTGCTGTACTATCGAAAACTCGTTGCATCTTTTTGGAGCCAGTGCTGCCGCCTTCCCACACGCCATACAGCTGGCGCTGGGGCAGGGCGAACTCATAAGCATCCTGGTAGAGCTGCTGAAACTCATCCTTCTTTGTCTGGGCGACTGCTTGGCGCTTAATGATCTGCTCAGGCGTTAAACGCATGCCGCCCTTTTGGTTTGTGCCGTATTCCATTTTCATTCCTTTTCTAGCTTGTACTTTTCAAGCAAATTGCGACCCTTAGCGGCCAATCGTGCTGCAGCTCCAGCTGTGCGCGGGGGAGTTTCGCCCCATGCGTTAGCCGCCAAAGCAAGCCTGGTTGGCTCGCCCTTGTCGTTAACCAGCGGCCCACTTGGGTTGGTGTAGAACCTGGTCAAAAAAGACCCCTTGCGCTTAGCACGTTCACCGTCTGGCGCGCTGTCTTTCACGCCTGGCTTGAGGTTCTTACTCTCGCCAGACGATTCAAACTTACGCCTGCCGGCCTCAGTCAGACCGCCTTCGGGGTCTTTGTACTTGCTCATTTTTTATCGCGTGCAGCCGCCATGTTGTCAACCAGGTTGGGGTATGGCCTGCCTGCTTTGGCAGCACGACGCATCGCCATGCGCTTCTCAGCAGACGACAGCGCCTCGGACTTAGGTAAATCTTTGGGTCTTGGTTTGTCCCATACTTCTTTGGTTTTCATCCGCCTACTCCTAGTGTTTGAGTTGTACCGAGGCCAGCTCCAAAGCCGCCTAATCCGCCACCGCCACCTAATGATGGTGGGCCGCCAGCTTCGGGGGCGTAGCCAGCAAGAATTGATCTGTTAGACACTGAGCGACCAGCACGCCTGCTGCCAGAAATCTTGGCCGCAGAAGTTCTTTGCATGGCTTCCATTTCTGACTTGGTCTTAGCGGCTGATGCTGCAGTTAGACGTTGCGTTTCAACCAGTTGCTTAGCAATTTCAGCTTGAGCAGCTTGTGCCTCTCGGGCTGTTTGTGCTGCAGCCGCTTGTGCCGATGCTTGCTGCGCTGCGTATTCATCTTTTTGCTTTTGCAAAGTTGCCATTTGAGTGTCAACCATCAACTGAATATCAACTTGTGCTTTTGCAAACGCATCGGCATCAGCTTTAGATTGAAGATCCAGTTGCGTCTTTAGTGCTAGATCAAGGGCATCTTGTTCAGCTTTAAATGCCGCATCATCTGCTGCAATCTTGGCCGCTGCAGCAACTTCATCTGCTGCAAGTTGAGCAGCAAATTCATCTTCTATATTTACTTCGTTTTCACCCACATCAACCGCCTAACAAAGTCTTCAATTGATTTTCATCGTTGGCTGCTGGCGGCAAGCCAAGCTCTGGATTTATTCTGGCGGCAGAAAGCAACGAGCGTTTACCAGCCCTGCGTCGTGCAGTCATCTGACCAGATTCACGCTCTGCAATCTTGCGACGTTCAGCATCAAGCGCAGCCGTCTGGTCACGGGCTTGCTTTTCCATCAATGCTTTTTGCTCAGCGTATTGAGCTTGTTGTTGGAAGAGCTGTGCCTTGGCAGCTTCGGCAGCCGCGCCTTGTTGAGCTGTAAGCCCTTGCATTAACTTGGCTTGTTCTGCCGCAGTTAATTGAGCGGCTGCCAATGAAGATGAAGCGCTTGCTTGTTGCGCTGCAATTTGATCTTTGGTCAGTTGACTTTGCTGAGCAGCAATGGCGGCTTGCTGCTCTCGCGTCAACTTTGCTGTCTCTGCAGCAGAAAGACGATTTTTCTCGGCCTCTGCTGCGGCTAAATCACGCGCTGCTTTAGCTTGTGCGGCTGCTTCTTCACGCGCTTTGGTTGCGCTGGCAATGGCTGCGGCTGACGCTTCTGCGGCTTGTGTTCTGGCTTTGTTTGCTGCGCTTTGTGAACGGTTCACAGCGTAGGCTGTAGTACCCGCTCCGATCAAAGACGCGACGATTGCGGTTTCTAGTCCCATGGTTTGATTCTCCCATACAGTAAGTAATCAGAACCGTCCGATCCGAAGCAGCGCATCACACCCTCAAGCGTGAAGCCCAGCGCCAGCGGCCAGCTCTGCGAATAATCTGCATCAGATTCTATTGCTACTTGTACACGGGTCAAACTGAGTGATATCTGAGCGATATCGAGCGCAGTTCTGACACCCACAACCAGCGGGCGCTTGAACTTGTGCTTGACGCTGTCATCGATGATCGTCCACACCTCACCAACATGTGGCCGCAACGTGATCACCCCAATGATTCCTAGCAGTTTTCCGTTGTAATACAGAGCGCCACTGGGCCCGCATTCCATATTGAACTGCACTGTGTCTTTTACATCGACAGGCCCAAATGATTGATGCCATTTGGCCAGGCGCTCGATGTGCCAATCGGTGATCGGCTCAAAATAGCAGCCGGTGCAAGCCAGCTTTTCGTTGACGGTGTCGATCAGGTCTGTCATGAGAAGATATCGAAGTCCAAAGCAGCTGTGGCCATACCAGGAGCGCGGCCTCCCAGCTGGTGCGTGCGGGTCATGCGGTTGTACTCACCACCGCCCAGCATCAGGTAGCCGAATGAGTCACCAATGTGCGAGTGTTCGTTCTTGTTTGGCGCGTCTTTGAAGCGCTCATGCCCGGCGCCGACCGCAACACGCTTGAAGTGGTATCCGCCGGCCAGGGCTTTGCGCAGCAGCTTGCACTCTCTGTTGACAATCAGGCCAGGTTTGCCCATCACCAGCCGCATCATGGGGGCAGCCGACGCTTCACGACGCACTTTGAAGTCATTTGACGCAGTTGGCTGCGCTTTTAGACCCAGCGTGCGCAAGAAGTCGAAGGCAGTGACCTCATAGATGGCATCTCTGGCCATACCAGCGGGGTCGCCCCAGATCAATACCTGGTGGTTTGGGTATCGAGCGTTTAATTCAGCCAGCAGCTGTGTGCCAAAGCGCTCCAGGCCCATGTCGAAGGTGACAATTTCCTGGTGTATCACCCACCGCCCATTGGGTAGACGCTGGCCAATGGTGGCTGCAGGCGTTAAACCGAAGTCTAGGCCGACTTGGATGGGCACATTAGGGTCAATGTCGGTATCGCCAGACATTGTCGAGTCGTCATACTCTGGCCAGACAGATCTACCCTCTTGAACGTAGACGTATTCACCCCCCGCATAGCAGCGTATCCAGTCAAGCGTCTTGCCGCCAAGCATCTGTAGGTAGTAACCAGGTGGTAAGTTGTTGCGGTTCTCAGCCTTGGGGTTTACTTTCCACCACTTGGCTGCAGCAAAAATGTGATCGTTGGCCTCGGGCATCTCGGGCAGGTCTTCAGAATCAACCGGCACCACGCCACCAGGCTGCTTGAAGAACTTCCAGGCAAACTGGCCGGTGAGCTTTTCCTTCTCGGCCAGCTTGTACCACCAGTGGTCATCATCCATCGGGTTGGTGTCCATCCAGATTCCCGACCAGGTCGCCCCGCCATCGCGCTTGGTGGGGTAACGGCCAACACGGTGAGTCAATCCATCGATCACGGCCTTGGGCAGCTCGCGTGCCTCATTCACCCAGGCACCAGTCAACTCCAATGACAGGAGCTTCCTCACGTCTTTGGGTTGGTCAAGGGCTAAAAAGATCACCTCACAGTCAATGCCGGCTGCGTCCCCACGGCTGGGCAGCTTAATGTGGTGCGTGATAGGCGGTGTCCACAGCAGTGGCCCAAAGGTTGACTCAGGAAAGAGATCGATCCACGTTTTGATCGTGGTGGTCTTGAGCATGGGGTAGCTGTTTCGCACAATGGCAAACCGCGAATACCTGATGCCGTCAATGGGCGAGGGTTTTTGCTTGACAGCACGCATCATGATCTCGGCAGCGCATGCGTAGGACTTGCCAGACCCCACCGGCCCCATCATGCCGCGCACGAATGCGTTGGAGCGCAAGAACTCCCACACCTGTGGGCTTTCGCTGAAGTCCAGGTTCAGCCCCGTTGTGGGCATCTGCTTGCCGCTTTGTTCTTTAGTCCGGCTCATGTAATCCTTTTTTCATTTCGCGTAGCTCAATCAACAAGTCCAACTTGTCATCGCAGATGTCTTCCCACGCCTGGTCATCCAGATCGGTATCAAGCTCAAGCATCAGCACGGCAATGATCCGGTTAATAAACTTTTCGTCCATGTCAATCTCCCTTTACGTCAACAATGTCATTGATCGGTGACTTGATATTGATTCCGATCACCGAAGGCTTGTCAGATTCATCCGGGTTGTCCAGCAATCCAGAAGCCTTGGCCAGAATGCGCAGCACCCCGACCTTGTCATACAGCTCAATCTCAAGCGTTGAGTTGCCATCCCGGTCAACCTTCTGCTTAATTGACTTAATGGCTGTGAGCGCATGCTCGGGTATCTGGTGCGCAGCCTTAACTGTCACATTCCCAGCCTCATCCCAAGTCATGATGTCGCTGATCTTGGTGTTGGCCATGCACAAGAGCGCATACGCCACCGCCTCCCGGTTGCCCGCCAAGGTGGCAGATCTCTCAAGCCTGCGCTCAATCGACCTGGTGCCACCCCAGCCAGCCACACTGGGTATCTGCGTAGGCTGCTTACGGCTTGCCATCAGAACGGTATGTCGTTGTCGTCAGTGGCCATCACAGGCGCTGACACTTCAGCAGGCTTAGCAGCTTTAGGCTTACCCACCTTTACCCGGAACCACCACTCACCAGCCTGCGTCTTGCCAGGCGTGATCTCCAAGTAATGCAGCGACCCATCAGGCAAGATCACCTCACCAGAGTACGGCGCGTGCCAGTCCTCGGTCTTCGTCTTGTTCACAAATGCTTTGCCCTGTCCAGGCTTCAGTTCGTATGCCATAAATCAATCCTTTCAAATGGCGAGTGTACAAATTCCAGCGGAATGCTGGGAAAAATTGGGGGAAGTCCCCCTATCGCTACGGTGAGGGGGAGGGGGGAAGGGTCGTTTTTCTACGCGCCCGTCAACGCGCCCGGTATTGCGCGTGTCATGCCTGCGCATATGCTTTGCGATCGCTTCCAAGGGCACACGTCGCAGCATCCCCCCTGGTTGTACAAAACCCATACGTTCGTTTGAGGCTTGTACAGAATCAATTAAACGGCCTACAAGCGATTGGAAGTAGGCAATGCTACCCATGTACCAACCAGCCTGTGATCGCGCCGTATGGATCGATCTAGATGCCTTGGCGGTGCCTTCGATCACCTAGCATCCCTGTGCATCTGCATCAGTCCCTCAACCAGCTGGGGCTCTTTCGGGGTCAAACCCTCGGCTCGGTAGATCGCCAACAGGGTTGTCAGGCCGTCCTCGATGTCCTGCTCGGTCATGCCGAAGTCGAGCAGCTGCTTAATCGTTTGGTTGTGCAGAACTAACCGGTTATCTCTTATTGTATTTAAAGTATTAACCTTATATATGTTCTCTCTTATGTGTTCTCTTGTGTTATCTACAACCTCCAGGTTGTGATTAGGTTGTGAATGTAGACCCTCTTCAATTACAACCTGTGGGTTGTGAATGTGAGCATGCTTGTCCACATGCTTATCCACAGGTTTGGTTGTACCTGGTGAGCGTTTGGCAGCTGCCTTTTGGATGTCTTCCTTCATCTTCTTGACCGTCCTAGTCTGTCCTGATGCGGGCATGGTTTTCTCCTGTTTCAGTGGTTGCTTGAGTGCTTTGCTGATGAGCCTGGCGATCCTTGCTTGGCCCTCTCTGTCGATCTCCTCGGCCTGTCTGGCCTGCTCCTGGATGATTGCCGGTGGCCGTGTGTCCTCCTTGTTTGATGTCATGGTGATGGCTTCCTCTGCTGTGATGCTGGGATCGAACACAACGCGCAGGGTGTCGGTGCGCTCGCCCTTGAACCCTTTGCGAACGGTCTCCAGGTAGCCCAGCTCTCTGAGCTGCTTGAACTGCTTGGCCACCGCTTGCTGGCTGATGCCGAGCTCTTGCGCCAGCCTGGTCTGGCTGACCCATGTGATGCCGGCACGGTTGCAGTACGCGCACAGAGCTGCCAGAGCTTGCAGCGCGCCGTGACTCATGCGCTTGTCAAACACAGCTCTGATGGGCAGCACGCAGACCTTGCGCTGGTCTGGCGGTGCGTCCTTCTCTTTGATGCGTGGCCGCTTGGGCAACGCAAATGCAATCGGTTCAGCCACAGCGTTCATTCCTGGCCACCTCTCGCATGTGCTGCCTGATGCGCTGCTCTGCGCCCTTGCCGTAGACCTTCTCGGTTGCTGCCAGGTGCCTGTCCACCAGGGCTTTGTCCTTGGTGAGCTCCCACGTTGTCAGCAGCTCTCTGGCCGCCGCACGCTCCAGCACAGCGCGCTCGGGCAGTGGGCCCGTGTGTTTGGGGTAGTGTGGCTTCCATGGCCGCTTCATTCTGGCTTGGGGCAGTCTTCGGGCACATCGACCACGCACCACACTGCCGCCCACTGGCCGCGCTCTGGGCCTGTCCAGCGGTCAACGTATGCATCGGGCATGGTCTTGAGCGACCTGGTGATGTCCCGTGGGCATGAGTCCACCAATTGCGACAGCTGCTTGGTTGTCATGCCGTCGTGGCCCTTCAGCAGCTGGCGCAGCTTGTTGGGTAGCGTGTTCATCGCTTGCCCTTCATCTTGTCCACCCAGCAGACAGCGCAATACCACCGACGCGGGCTGGTTTGCACGCCGCCCTCAGGTGGCTTCTTTTCTTCACATTTGTGGCACAGCTTGAACGGCTGGCCATTGACGCTGCTGCCCTTAAGGCTGACCTGGTGTCTTGCAAAACTCATTCACATACCTCATGCACATAGACCTCGATCCTGGGGTCGTACGAATATCTCTTCTCAGCGACCAGCTTGACTACTTGCTTGTCGTCCACATACACAACGCCGTTGAGCGCATCGAGCACGGCCTTGGCCACGTTGTCCAGGTCTGGCTTGCCGGGTATGAGCTCGCCATGTAGTGCCTGCAGCTGCTTGCGCTTTGGCCAGCTCGGTGGGATGCCGTAGAAGGCCACCACGCGCAGGCTGATCGCTGTCTCAAACACCGACCACACCGACATCGCAAAGGTCGCCTGGTGCGCGATGGCCTGCTCATACGTCACAGTCTTTGCGTCGGTGTACATGCGCACAAAGCCGCCTCTGGTGCTGGCCCGTGGCCGGCCCTTGCCAACCGGGTTGCCAGGCACCACAAAGTACAGGGCCGCGCTCATAGCAGCCCGGCCTGTCGCATGTCTTGCACAAACTGCAGCACGTCAGGGCAAGGGATGTCGCGCCAGCAGCCAGCGTCACCCGTCATAAAGAGCGCCTCGGTCAATACGTCCTCGGGTATTGGCTGGCCGTCCTTGGCCATGTCCAAAATCTTGGTGGCTTCGTCGTGGTTCATTGCTTCACCCCCGACAGGAAGCGCTCCAGGCGAGGGCTCAGCTGCCCGTAGCGGGGCTGCAGCTGGTCTCGCACGCACTGATCGATCAGGGATGAGATAGAGCGGCGCTGGTCTTCGGCTGCCTTGTCAAGCAGCAATCGAGTCTCAGGGCGCAGCCTGGTGAGGAAGGGTTTGAGTGTGTTGTCCATGGAGCATTAGTGTATATCGCTCCGATATTGGACAGAACACCTAAGTGACTGATTTTTTGCTGAATTAGGGTAAGTCCCTAGAAAATAGTCACCTTTTGGGGGTTGTACACCGATATCGCTTTGTGTTTATAATCCTTCCATGTTCAACGCACAGATGACGTGCAAGGAGTTCAACATGACAAACAAACCAACTATCACTCGCTTCCACGCTGGCCTGTATTACGCCACCGGCTGGGTCGCTGGCAACCTCGTTCAATACAGCGTTCTCAAGGCCAGCGAGGGCTGGGTACTGACCAAGACCTACGGCCACGGCCCTGAGTTCTACGCTGCGTTTGACACCAAGCGTGCCGCCATCAACGCACTAGTGGGAGCTTGATCATGACTACACACACCGGCAAATTCGTCGCCTACTTCCGGGTCTCCACCGACCGCCAGGGCCAGTCAGGTCTTGGCTTAGATGCACAGCGCCAGGCTGTTGCTCAACACGTCGGTGACCAAGAGTTGGTTGCTGAGTTTACAGAGATCGAATCTGGTCGCAAGACAGATCGTGTGCAGCTGGCTCAGGCTATGAGCCTTGCCAAGCGTACAAAGTCCGTCCTGGTGATTGCCAAACTTGATCGCCTGGCACGCAATGTTCACTTCATATCCGGCCTGCTTGAGTCTGGCGTACCTTTTGTCTGTGCTGACATGCCAGAAGCTGACCGCACCTTTTTGCAAATGTCTGCAGTGTTTGCTGAGTGGGAAGCACGTAAGATCAGCGAGCGCACAAAGGCTGCCCTTGCACAAGCCAAGGCCCGTGGCACACGCTTGGGTTGCCCAACCCCTGCAGTTGGCAGCGCAGCTGGCGTGGCCAGCATCAAAACCAAGGCAGACGCCTATGCAGCACGCATGCTGCCAATGGTGCGCGACATCCAGGCACGCCTGGGTGCAGCCACCCTCAGAGACATTGCTGCCGAGCTCACATCTCGCGGCATTGAGACCGCCAGGGGCGGCACAGTCTGGCACGCAAGCCAGGTTTCTAACTTGCTCGCAAGAGCTTAATTAAAGGGAAAAGCATGAAAGAAAAATTAATCGATGCAGCCTACGTTGTGGGCACGTTCCTAGTCTTCGGTGGCTGGGGTGTATTGCTGGCGTGGAGGGGTTGATTATGAATACTAGATTTTTGACTCACGTTCGCCGCATCTTTGCTGGTTACGATGCACCGCCTGCCACGATCCGCTCTTATCAACGCCAGTGGGTGCGATCTGTTCGCCGGCTTGGTGACAATTGGTTGATGGCTAAACAGATTGAAAAAATTCAATTATGAAGGCAACTGGCCGCGACATTAAGCAGCGCCAGCTCGACATTTTTGAGCAGCGTGACCACCAGTTCTTAGAACGGTGCAGGGCGCTGGCCGTGGTTCTGTGCAAGCAGAAGGGCCAAGTTTCCATCAACGACATCAGGCAATTCATCGAAGTGCCATCAGGCGTCCATCCATCGGTGCTTGGTGCCGTATTTAGAACCAAACAATTTACAACGGTCGGCTTTACTGAAGCTGTCCATCCTCAAGCACATGCGCGTATTGTGCGTGTGTATTCTCTCGCAACAACAAAGGATTAAACCATGGCCGGAAAATTAACCGATGACAAGTCAATGAGCGCCAGCAGATTGCCGGGCTTGATGGGCTTTAGCAAGTACAGCACGCCCAATGATGAGCTGCAGTTCAGCATTAACGCCATCGATGGCAAGGAGCGCCCAGACATTGGCAACGAAGCCATGGGCTGGGGCAATACCCTGGAGCCGGTGATCCTGGAGCAGGCAGCCAAGCGCCTGGGCATTGAGCAGTTTGACACTCAGATCGACAAAGCATTTACGCATGAGGTCGTGCCGCTCAGCTGCAGCCTGGATGGCGTTGGCTTTGGTGTTGGCCAGGAGATCCATAACGATCCCGACAAGGGCATCTTCGTGGTTGGCCAGGACTCTATTGTGCTGGATGGCCCCGGCGTGCTGGAAGCCAAGCTGACCAAGACCATGCCAGAGGACGTGCCTCACCTGGCGCGTGGCCCCATCCAGCTGCAAGGCCAGATGCTGATCACTGGCCACAAATGGGGCGCTGTGTGCGTGCTGTACCAAGGCATAGAGCTGCGCGTGTTCCTGTTTGGGCCTCATTACGACACCCAAAAAGAGATCGTCAAAGCCGTGCTTGAGTTTGAAAACAAGTTAGGTAAATATCGCAGCAGTGCTGAGATCGACTGGTATTCACCGTACAGCAGCAAAGAGTTGGATCGTATTTACCCACAGGTTGCCAGCAAAGAAGAGATAGAGCTGCCAGGCAGCGTGACCGACTTGGCCAAAGGCATCCTGGAAAACAAGGCAGCTATCAGGGCAGCCGAGGCCAGCATCGAGGACGCAGAGAAGCTGATCAAGGCGCAACTTGGCCAGGCAGAGAAGGGCCGGGCAGGGCAGTACGTTATCAGCTGGCCCATGCGCAACTACAAAGCCACGGCTGAGCGCCTGGTTGCTGCCAAACCTGCTTACAACGTCCGGCAATCATCAATCATCATTAAGGAGCTGTCTTGAATTTGCCAAACTACCCGGCAATTATGCATGCCTATGAGCAAGCTGTCACTGCCATGCTAAACGCAACAAACGCAACAGAAGAAGAAGCCGAAGCGTTTATTGACGCAATGGCCAATCTAATTTTTACAACCATGCAAACTTACATCGAAGAGGAAAATGATGCAACTGACAACCACTAACCAGCGCGGCTTCGCGCCAACCACCCTCACAGAGGCTATCCAATTCAGCGAGATGCTGGCCAGCTCCAGCATGGTGCCCAAAGCATATCAGGGTAAACCCAATGATGTGCTGGTCTGCTTGCAGTGGGGTTATGAAATGGGTATGGCACCCATGCAAGCGCTGCAGAACATTGCTGTAATTAATGGCAGGCCCAGTATGTATGGCGACTCGCTCATGGCTTTGGTGCAGGCCAGTCCCATGTGCGAGAACATCGAGGAATACTTTGAGAACGAAGGCACGCCCAATCCTGTGGCTGTTTGCGTGGCCAAGCGCAAGGGACGCACCCCGGTGGTATTTAAATTCTCTGTCGAAGAGGCAAAGCGAGCCCTATTGTGGGGCAAGGCCGGCCCATGGACGGCATACCCCAAGCGCATGATGCAGATGCGTGCCCGTGGGTTTGCGCTGCGCGATGCCTTTGCAGACGTTCTCACAGGGCTGATCACAGCCGAGGAGGCCCACGACTACCCTGCTGAACAGAAAAGCGCTCCAGCGCCCCGCCAAGCCCCTGCAAACCCCCTTGACCTAGTGGCCAAGCCGGTGGAGTTGGCAGCGCTAGCTGAGCCAGAGGTGCTAGAGCAAGCCGAGGTGGTCGAGCACGTTGAGCTCCAGACCTTAGTCGACCAACGGCCTGATGACATTAATGACCTGGGCGAAGAGGTGGCTCCCATCGGATTTGCTGTGCGCGTGCCAGGAAAAGAGCAGCCTTACAGCGTGCATGACACCCTGGAAGACTGGGCAGATGCGTACGAAGAGCTGGCTGAGAAGACCGCGAAGGCAGGCAAGCGCCCGGCCAGAGAGCGCATGACAATCTTGAAAGAGTTAAAAGAATGCAACGCTGAAACGCTTGGCCGCATAGACACCATGAAACGTGTCAGGCACACGGCTAATTACCAGAAGCGCATCAACGCGCTTGGCGCAGCTCAGTGATTAAGACGTCAGGACTTTGATTGCTTTTTCAATGTGGTGGATTCGGTCATCTAGGCCGATGAACCCACCATTGATCTTTTTGGTCATGGTCTTATAGTCTTGGCTGTCTGCATACTGGTTGAGCTTGTGGGTGTCCCAAAACCATCCGGCAGTCAGCGCAGCATACTGGGGCGTGGCCACTAGCTCTGGCTGCATGATCAGGTCCACGCCAAGCGCTTTGCCTGCGTGGTGGTAGTTCGCAGAGCCTGTGAGCTGGATGCAGCCTCGGCCAATGAACCGCCAGGCATCCCCACTTGCCTCATCTCGGTTGCCCATCCGGTTTGAGTAAACGACTGTGGCAATGAGCTTTGGATTTCTGGCGCAGGCTTGGGCCTTGGCAGCGTCAAAGCGCTTGGGCCAGAGCTTTTGCAATGCTTCTGCTCTGTAATTCAAGTTCTCTTGAAGCACCTTGAAATTGCCACACTCATGGCCACACTGGCCAATAAAGGCAGCCTGGCGCAGTGGCGTTGAAATGTCAAAGCGCTGGAAAGTCTCATTGAGCGCATCGACCCACTCGGGGCCAATGTGCAGTTGCTGGAGCTGCTGACTATTGACCATTGACAATTCTCCTTACTTCTTCGTAGGCGCTGACGCAGGCGTTGAGCTTGGTAATGGCTTTGTCTCCTTCGGCTGCGAGGTCGATAAGAGTTGCAATAGTCTGTCGCTCAAGTTCGCTTTCATCGGGCTGGCTGGGTTGTGGATTTCCAGTGGCAATGGTGGCACTTGGACTGACTTGTGGACAACTTGGGGCTGGGAGGCGCAGCCGGCCAGTCCTAGCAAGCTCATGCATAGCAGACTGTTTTTTCTTGACATCATCTTGGGCCTTTCTGAGTTTCGTTTCCTGGTCAATCAACTTAGTGCCAAGCTCTGCCTCTTTGGCTCTGGCCTCATCGTTCTTTTTGGCAATGGCAATCTTCATGTCATTGTCTCGCTCTAGCCACCCGTAGTGGTGGCCCACTCGGTATGTACCGAATAATGAGACCAAGACGCCAACAATGAGCCAGGGTAAGGGTATTGGTAACATCAATCAGTCTCCTGTCTGGCCGCTGCCAATTGCTCGCGCTCATGGTCATCCTCAAGATGCTCTGGTGGCGTTGTGGGTGGTGGGCCAGGGGTCCAAGACTCGTCAAGCTCTGGGTTGGTCCACTTGGGCATTGCACCAAATGGCTGATTGGGGATGCCATTGGTGCTTGCGTTAAAGCCGTGATTGTTGCTGTAGCCATACTGGCCGTAGCCTTGCATTGGCTGACACATCGGCTGCATGGATTGTTGGCCACCAAAAGCCTTGGCGGCAGTCCCCACAGCCTTCTTACCCATAACCGCGCCAATGCCACCCACAATCAATAGAACGATATCGTTCAGCATCTTTGTATATGCCTGGTCAATGGGGGCCATTGATTTGATGGGCTGGGTGACAAAGGTCACTGAGTACAAAAGCGCCACCACAATGAAGCAGAGAATGCAAGTCACCGCAATGACCACAAAGCCCCAGACCCTGACCTCGATCTCTTCAGTTGTTAGGTTTAACTTCATCAACTTTTTTCTCCAGTATGGGTGCGACCAGGTACTCTGGACATTGCTGAGTGAATAGACACTTTGGCTTCTGGCACTCTGGCGCAT